TTAGCATTTAGGAGGAAAGGTCTTCTACATATGATAACCATCATAGGTTGTCATATTATGTCTTTAAAAAATATATCTCTAAAACATATATGTTAACATCTCACCTATGACACGATATCTGTAGCACAACAGCCTTTATAAACCGTTTCTCAAAAAGATAGCAAAAATTTGTGTATGACCCCCTAGTAAGGAGGTGTGGGGGTGGGGGGGCAAAGGGTCGCTCTCTCCACAGGTTATCCACAGGGAAATCACAGCTTATCCACAGCGAGATCACAAGTTATTCACAGTCTTTTAAATACCTCTCAGAATATATAGGTGTCATGATTAATTAGTCTTTTCACACATTCAAATCAAACTAGTTATATACCCTATCCATGTAACGTGATAAGTAAACCATAGCAGTTACATCCTATTAATAACGTATTGATCTATTATATATATAGCATCTATTCCGGGCCATTGAAACTCATTACATTTAATTGTATTAATATGCTTGCATTCGATATCTTTCTATGTTTATAATGGCGAACAGTAATTATTTATCAACTAGAAAAAGGTACATAAACAATGAAAACACTTACAAAGACTGCATTAAATAAGTTAACTAAAGCAATTAATAGTATGCCGGGCCTAGCGAATTATGAATGTGCAGATATGCCGAACGGCCAATTCTTTTTTTACAAAGTATATGCGCAACCGAAGATTAATATCAGACCGAATTTAGACGGTTATTATGGCGAGCTAGCATATATCAGTACTGAAGACGGCCAGATTAATGACGCTGCCTTTCAATATCGTAATGAAGACGTGATCGATGTAGATCAAGAGCTTCAAACTTGGGCCGCGAATAATGGATATATGTGGGAGTGTTTAACTTCTGGAACATATGGCCTATTTCAAGCTTAATTGATAAGGCCTCAATGGCCGAAACTGTAGCGATACAGTCTTAAGCAATATTTTATAAACTATAAAAAGGTACATAAAATGAAAACACTAAAATTAAACTATTATACTGATCCCGGCCATGGCTGGGTAAAAGTATCAATCAAGTTATTGCATAAACTCAATCTCATTAAAGCTATATCAAGCTATTCATACCAGCGCAAAGATCATGCTTATTTAGAAGAAGATTGTGATCTAGGCCGCTTATTCGATGCTGCAAAATTAGCCGGGTATACCATCGCATTAAACCAAAAGAATGCACGCTGCAAACAAAGTAAAATCAGATCATATGATACTTACAACGGCGGTGCATAATGAATAATTCTATTATATACAACGGCCCGTCATTACTCGACGGTTCGCCAATTGTCGTGATCGCCTTAGTAAAATCATCTAATAAGAAAACCGGGAATATGGTACAGACTTATATTATCCGGTCTGATATGGACCCGTTAACTGCCTCCAAACATGGCCATGATTATGCTATATGCGGCGATTGTAAACATCGAGGCGAGCCGGATCCAAAAGGCCCGGGTAAGCAAGCGATTAAACGATCATGCTACGTCACATTATTCCACGGCCCGTTACAAGTTTATAAAAGTTATAAGAAAGGCAATTATACAACAGCCGAGGATCTAGCAGCGCTCGCAGCTGGCCGCATGGTTCGCCTAGGTACTTATGGCGATCCGGCCGCGGTTCCGTCTCATATATGGGATAGTCTATTGAAAGATAGCGCCGGCCATACCGGCTACACGCATCAAAGTAACATCCCAGGCGCGGACGTTCGGCCAGACCTTACAATGATAAGCGCAGATACATTAAAAGACGCGCAGCGATCATGGATAAGTAAGCGCCGAACCTTTCGAGTCATTCATTTAATAACGGATAAGCACGCGAACGAAATACTTTGTCCGGCTAGTATCGAGGCCGGGCGCAAAGCTCAATGTAACGACTGTAAACTTTGCATGGGATCGCACGCTAGCGCGCCTAGCATCGCAATTGTAGCGCATGGTAACGGCGCAGCATACGCGCATTAATAACTATTAAGAGGGTTTAATTATGATAGGTACTAACGAATATCATGGTGACGAAGGCGAAATACAAGCCGAGAAAATGGAACATGATGCTAACGATCCTAGGCACGAACCATGCTTCGATGACGATTGATTAATACCTTTTAGCGGCCTTTTTAGACTGCTAAGGGATTATTATTTGATAATCACAACCTATGAAAAGGAAACTATTATTATGAGTTATTTTCAAGATATTGAAACAAAGAAAAAACGTAACTGGTTTATTTTAGGGATAGCATCCGGAGTAATTATTGCTACGTCCGCCTTATCTGCATACGATGCAATTAAAGCGCCAGATAAAGCTTATGTATGCCAGAAAGGGAAGTTATTTAAACAAATGACTATCGGCGGATCCGTTTATAAAAAGACGGTTGATCAATGCCTAGATAAACCCCAAAAACCAACAGAAAAGTAAAAGGATAAACTGAAATTGGCGGCTTAATATAGGTCGCCTTTTTTTTAACCATTTTTTTATATATGCAGCCAAAAGTAGCAATATTACAAAGTTTGTCAGTGAGGACGAGATAGCGTTTTTATAATTAATAAACACTTGCATAAGATATCTGTTAGGTATAAAATCAACATAGAAATATCTTTATAACCTATGAAAAGGAAAAGTTTAATGACAATCAAAAACTCAATACGTACAGTAATAAACCATCTATTTGAGCTAGATAGAACAGGTGTCTTACCTATGGATAACTATTTTAGTGTTATCCAGGGACTCGATGACATCCTGGAACAGCTCAACAATCAATCTAATGAAAAGGAAACTATATAATGGTTAAGCACACCATAGTGGGTAAGTATTTCGTTAATATTGGAGTATTGTTACCTAAGTTTGTCCCTGTCAGTTATCTTGGATATGGATATTCTGGTTGTAGGGTAAGCAGAACAATTAGGCGTGGTCGTATTTTATCCAAAGGCGACACTCATTGCATGCTTAAGTTTCATGGACACAACAAATTCAATATCGTGAAGCTAGATGAAGTATCTGACTGGGATTTCTATGATACCAAAAAGGAGATGCTAGAGAAATCTAACTATTACATTGAACTAGAAAACAAAGAAACTGAAGAGGAAGCAAAAATGTCTGGGAAAGTTATACGGATTCAAAATGAAAGGGAAGATAAGGCGAAGGATAGATGTAAATTCATTAAGTCATTAAAGATACCAAGAGCTATTTTAGTAGTCGCTATTATCTATGTGATTTACATTATCACGAGCATAGGCAACATAGTGCATATTGCACCAAACTTTTAAGGAGGATATATAATGGTAGGAAAAGTCACGCCTAACGATCAGTTATCAGCATCAGAAATACCGGTGTTGATGGGTGCATCAAGGTTTAAATCAGTAAATGAATTATTAAAAGAAAAGATAGATGTTATTAATGGAAATGAAATACCCTTCGTTAGTAATGAAGCTATGACATTCGGGAATTTATCAGAACCAATGATTCTAAAAGAGTCGGCGGCAAGACTAGGGCTTGAAAATCCTATCATAGATTATGACAAAGCCTTCTACCATAAGGACCTACCATTCGCATGTAGTTTGGATGGTACTGTTGAGGGTGATGGTCGTGAGATTATGACTGACATCAAGCAAGGTATTATTTGCGTTAATGCAGATAAGATTAAGCTTGAAGGAACGATTATCTTAGAGGCTAAGCTCACAGGTCATGATGTAGAAAACGCGGATGAATTACCAATGTATCGTGGACCATTACAATTACAAATGCAAATCGATACAGTCAACCAAGGTGATGTCGGAGTTGTTTGCGTATTATACAAAGGGACACAACTTAAACTTTTTGTTTATAAAAAAGATGAGGCAGTGCTGAAACAATTGCATGCAGCCATTATCGATTTTCAACGTAGGTTAGACAAATACAAAACCAATGAAGAGGTTGAGTGGTACAATATTACCTCGCCTGAGGAAGCATCTAAAGTGTGGGATAGACCTGAAGATATTGAGGTTATTATGCCTGGGCTAGAGTTAGATGCAGAAAAGATTATTGAATTACGTAAAGTAATCAATGACAAAGAGGCAGAAGTTAAAGCTCTTGAAGTTAATATTATGGATCAGATGAGGGATTATTCTCATGCTATATCAGGTCGATTTAAAATATCATGGCCTACTATTAACTATAAAGCACAACCTGAAAAGGTAACACCTGCTAAAGAGGCTAGGACTATTCGACAATCTAAACTTCGCATACGCGAACAGGAGTTATAAGCATGAGTGATATTAACAATTTAGGGGGGAACCAATACGATCAAAGCATGGATACTGAAGACAGTAATATCTTTTTAGCTATGCTCTATCGTAATGTAACTAACGCTAAAACAAGAAGGGAAATTATTAAACTTTACTTTGGAGAAGAAGATGACAACAACATCGGAGATTGCTAAGGCTTTTTTAAAAGCACAAAAGGAATTTGCACCAGCATTAAAGACCGCTACCAACCCTCATTTTAAGAGTCAATACGTTGAGTTATCTGGGGCAATAGAGGCGGTCATTGATGCACTACACAACAATGGCATTGCTTTAATGCAGAAGACTCATGAGGTTGAGACTGCTGGCGTTAAGGTTGAGACTATCTTTATTCATGAAAGCGGTGAGACGATGTCAGGAGGCATTTTATTCATGCCGACTAATAAACCTGATTGCCATGGGACTATGGCTGCGCTTACATACGCAAGACGTGGATCGCTTATGTCTGCAACAGGTATTGCTCCAGAAGATGATGATGGTAACGCCGGGACAAAATCTATGTTGCAAAAGGTCATAGAGACTGCTCCAGTAAAAAAGCAATATAGCCTGAATCTACCAGGCAAAGACCCTATCATGCTAGTAGATGAGTATCAAATGTCCGAGAAGTTTGCCGAGATTATTGCCAAGCTTGGTGTTTCTGACAAGATTGATAATCAAACTAAGTGTGATAAGGCCAAGGAGCTATTGTCTATTAACAGAGGATCATTGAATAAATTAACTGGTGCAGAGCAAGTGAAGATTAAAAACACCATAGATGATTTTTTACGGAAACATAAACAATAGGAGATGGTTATGGAGTATGTAACTGATGTAGAGTTTGCTAATCTTAGGACAAGTAATCCCAATATGGATTGTCCTGAAGCGAAGTTATTAACGGCTATATTATTAAGTGCTGTTCATGATGCAGTTGCAGCACAAGCAAGCGCTAAAGATAAGCGAGTAGCGTGGAACTGGCTACAGAATGATGATTGTTTAATTCATTATTGCTTGTCTGTAGTCAACGTAGATCGAGAGAGGTTAGTTAATCGACTGAAATATATGCGTGAAAAAAAGATTAATCTTAAGAATATGTACACTATAAGGAGAGACTGATATGACCAACCAAGAGCAAAGATTATTAGATTATCTTAAAACTAACTTTAAGGTAAGTCCAATGGATGCATGGATTGAGTTAGGTATTTATAGACTAAGTGACGTGGTATTTAAATTAAGGAATAAAGGCTATGAGATTGAGACCGAACGAAAGTCGATATTGAATCGGTTTGATGAACCATGCAATTTTGCTGAGTATAAATTACTATAAACTATAGAGGAGATTAAGTATGGATCTAACATTAGATGCTCTGGGATTACAACCAGACATAATGCAAAGAAACAACCCATTATGGAGCCACAAGAAGGTTGTACAAGCTTGTGCCAAAATGGTAAGTATTAACCCAGAACTATATTTTAAACAAAAAGCGAGGAACATTATGAAAGAGATGACAAACGCAACAGACATTATGGATAAAGCAATTGAACATTTCGATAAAAGCTATCAACGCTTTCAGTTATTAGAAACTGCTATTCAAAAGGATATAAAAACCAAAGCAGGTGACATAAAGGGGGCAGAAGAGAAGCTAATGCAAGGTCTTGCTCGAATTGAAAAGGCTGCAAACTTTGATCGATTACAGCAGTATGTATCATTAATAGAGCGGGCATCTTCTGCAATGAAAATACTAGCCGATCTTGAAAGTGATGGAAGATTAGGTAGGATTGCAACAGCCATTAGATAAAGAGGGGGGCGCAATGCCCCTTTCACCTTATATAGTGTCAGGGCTTGTCATGGGATGCGCTGTAAGGACTTCGTATTCTTTTGATAGGTTACCTTCAAGTGGTATTAGAACGTGCGTTAGAGAGGCTTAGGAAAGGTCGTTTTTAGTGTAGTTCTTTAGGTTTAGGCTCGATCAGGTATAAACTAGCTCCATCACAATGAATCATCAGATAATCATCCTCTTCACAGGTAAAAAATATTTTAATGACAGATTCAACGCCTTCTTCGTCCTCCAACAACTCAACATTCCATATCTTTTTACCAGTAAGACTGTCAAGTAGCTTAGCTTGTTGTTCATCTGCCTCGGAAATAAATTCTATATCTAAACTATCGTCTTCGTCCATCTTCCATCCTCAGTTAATACCATAGGCATCAGTTTCGGTTGACCATGTATTATCATGCCGCAACCGATTATGAATCGATTTTTAAAGTTCTTAGCATAATCAAACGCCATAGATTTTTGTGAAGTTAAACATCCAACTTGCATACCCCAATGGAGGGCATCTGGATTACTGAAATAACCGATAGAAAATTTCGAGTGATAATGTCCCTGGACACAATGCTTACCCATTTGCATAGATAACTTTAATACATCAGCGCTCATGCCATGTGTAAAGAAACAACGTGTACCATCAGATAAAGTAATAGTTAAATCATCTACCCACTGCCATCGATCTGATACACCAAGGTATTCATTGTAAGACTTAAGATAAT